CGCGGCGACACCGATGTTGTCATCATTGGCCCTTTTGGCCGCTTAGCGACATCTAGCGAAAAGGCAGCGATATCGGCTGCTGTACGCGCCCCTCATGTGAAGCCTGAAGCGGTCTCGGTCGCCGTGCTCGATGCGGTTCGCGTCGAATATACTGCGAACCTCGCAATTGAGACCCGGCCAGGCCCGAGCCCAGATTTCGTGAAGGCGGACGTTGTCGCCCGAATTCGCCGGGAGGCCGACAAGAGAATGACGATCGGGGGCGAAATCCCTGCCGGCTTCCTGGCTGGGGTCGCCTACGGCGACAATGTCATCACCGTCACCGATCTGGATCCAGTAGCGATCGAACCCGACCCCTATTCGGTGCCTGTCCTAACCGAAATCAACGTCATCGCCGCCGTTCGGCCCTAGAAACCGAGAGCTTGCTCCATGGCCCTTTCCGATATCCTGCCGCCGCGCAATGCGACGGCATTCCAGAGGGCTTTTCTTGATGCTTCCGGGCAGCCCCTCCCTATACCTTTCCGGGAAACCCTCGACCCTCGAACAACCCCGCCCGAATGGCTCAAATGGCTCGCCCAGCACGAAAGCGTTGATCTGTGGGATGATAGCTGGTCAGTCGAGCGCAAGAGACAAGTGATCGTCGAATGGCCCGAGATCAGCCGGATCAAGGGCACGCACGAGGCGGCCGTCCGCTGCCTCGGGTTCGTCGATGCTGAGGTTATTGACAGCGTGGCTTACCCGGCCCGCTTTATCGCCGGGCGCTCGGCGCTCGGTATCACCCCTCTCAATCACCCCGCTTTCAAGGCGCGATGGCTCGTGCAGGTCGCGCTCAAGAAGCCGGTGAACGCCTTCGTGTTGGGTCGCTCGGCTGCCGGCCTCGGTGCCTTGCGCACGATTGACCTAACCCCGATCCATCGCGCCAAGGAAGCGCTGCGCGTCGCCAAGGCTCCGGAGACCGAATACCTCGTCTCCTTCGCCTGGCGTCGCCGGGTGACCTTCGGCGACCGCCCCTCCTTCGGTGACGATCTGCCTTTCAGCGGATTTATCGACCGCGAAACCTTGTGAGACCAATCCCATGGACGTGATCAATTTTTCTCAGGCGGAGATCATCGCGCCGGACGATCTGACCGCGATCAGCGTCAGCGCCCGCGATGCCTTCGATGCGCGCGATAGCGGCGCTCTCGGCTGGCCGGCACATTGGGCGCACGTCACCGTGTCGCAGGCCTCGGCCGACATCGTCAACCTTACCTCCGGCGAATATTATGCCGGCACTGAGGTCTACGGCGCCAAGGAAACGCAGCAGGCCAACCTGCAGAGTTTCAAGCCTGTTGTCGCTTCCGACGAGCGGTGGGTCGCGCTCATCTTGCGCGGTTCGGAAGACCTCGTCAGCTCGATGCGGCCTTTCGAAACCTCCGAGGAGCCGTTGACCGAGAGCATTCCGGTCAACCAGAGCACCCCGAAGGCGACGCGGCGGAATATGTCTGTCATCGTGCAGACCGGTTCGATCATGGTGGCACCGGCGGCGCGGCCGGCGATCAACGAGAACGACTGCTGTGTCGCCTTCGTGCGGCTGCGCAATACCGGCATTGCTGAGATCGTCCCCAACGAGGCCGCCCGCGTCAAAACCGTCTATGAGATCGAGCAGCGTCTGACCACGGTCGAGCTGTCGATCGGCGTCGTCGTCGAGTTGACCCAGAGCCTGCAGACCGACGTCGCCAACCTGGCGGCCAAGTTTGACGAAATCCCCGACGCGCAGCTCTTCCGCCAGATCACGCGCGACGTCTCGATCGCGCGCCAGCTCCTCAACTTTCCTGACGAGGCGCGGAACTATTATTACGATAACGGCCTGCTGCGGAATGCCTTCTGGGATTTCACCTATGCGGGGGCGGATTTCCGCATCAACGAGGGCATTCGTTTTCCCTACCAAATCCAGCAGGAAAACGTGCTGCGCGTCCTCAACCCGGCCGCAACCGATATCAGCTTCTGGGAAAACACGCTGCTGCTGCCGGCCTACACCGAACGGCTGCGCATCGAGAACCCGCAAGGCAAGCTGAAGAAGGACATCTCCAACACCGTCCACACGGTCAAGACGGCCGTCCAACACACGGTTTCCAACACGCGCCTGCGCTATGGCGAGACGGTTACGGTGTGCGAAAACGCCGCCGGCTGGGGACAGGTCGGATCGCAGAAGGCCAACGAGATTTTCAACACCAACGGCGCGACGTGGGTGTCGAAGGGCCAGACCGACAATCCTTGGAACAACGACCCGCGATCGGAGGGCGGCCACAAGGAGTATGCCGTCCAGCGCGTCATCAAGGACAGCTACACCTCGACCTATACCTCGTATCGCGTCGAGGAATTCGGCCTCTCCGGTGCGGTCTATGCCCAGACCTTCGTCTGCAGCCAGGTCATGGTTGCGACGTCGATCGAGCTTTACTTCACGCGCGTGGGCTCCGAAGGTGACGTCCTGCTCTGCATTGCCGAGGTCGGCCCGACCGGGGCGCCGACTTTTGAAAAGGTCATCGTCCAGGTCAACAAGCCGCAAGGCCAGTTGGCCGTCAATCAGTGGAACAAGTTCACCTTCCGCCCAACTTTGCTGGAACAGGGCAAGCGCTATGCCTTCTTCACGGTGACCACGGGCAACCATCAGGTGGCCGCATCCGACGACAACGCCTTCCAGGGCGGCACGATGTTCCTTTGCACGGATGGCATCTGGGCACAGGGCGACGTCAAGCAGGATATTTCCTTCCGCCTGTACGCGGCGCGGTTCGCCGCCTCGCGCACCGTCGTTCCGATGGAAAACCTGCAGCTCACCGGCGGCATGTCGGAACTGGAAATGATCTACCAAGGCTGGGCGCCGGATTTCACGTCGCTGGTCTGGGAGGTGAAGCCCGAGGGCGCCTCGGATTGGGTGCCGATGGATGCGCGTGTTCCGAACCCCTTGTCTACCTTGCCAGCGAACGTGCAGCTGCGCGCCGTCTTCCTCGGTACCGAGGACGTCGCGCCGTCAATCATCATGAACACGGAAGCGATCACGCGCACCGGACGCATGAAGAACAACCAGAAGGCCATTTCGAAAGCAATGGCGCTGGGCTTCTCCACCGACGAGTTCCAGATCGTCATGAACGTCGATGCCTATGACAAGCTTACCCATAGCTTCGGGGTCAAGCTGATCGTCGCCGGCGTCGAAGTCGCACCGCTCTCTGTCAACGAGACCGTCGATCCGATCAAGCCGACGCGCAGCACGATTATCGCCAACTTCCATCTCGGGGCGCCGACGACCAGCGTGCGCGCCCTGGTCAACGGCAACACGCCGAGCGTGATCAACGTGCCGTTCATTCAGGATTTCCAGCTCAACGCCTTCTAAGGGGGAACCATGTCGATCACGCCAGCAACACCGTCTTACGAGGCTGAAACCACCTACGCGTTCCGGGTCCGCCGTGTCGCATGGCTCGGCTCGTTCAAATATCTGCCGCGCGACGAACATCGCGCGGCCGGAACCACGCTCAACCGCCTGATCGAGGAGAACGGTCCCGATGTCATCGCTCTTGCCGAACCCGTCTGACGGCTACGCGGTTACGGTCAATTTCGAGATCAGCGTCGAGGTCTGGAATGCGGCGCTGCCGCATCTCGCCGGCCGCGTCGGGGTGCTCGAAACCATCGTCGCCGCCGGCTACACGGCGGCGCAGGAAGCCGGCACGGCGATGGCGCAGGACATCATCACCAATTCGGTGGCGCCACAGATCGCCGATATTCAGGCGCTGATCGCCGGCTTCGAAACCCAGCTCGGCATTGCCGAGGATAAGCTCGCTGCCTTGCAGAACGGCGGCGTGCCGGCGAGTGACGTCCCGGTCGCGGCCCATGGCATGTTCGGGCCGGGGACCGATGCGCAGGAGGCATTCGAGGCGGTCAGTGACGCGCTCGACTTTCTCGGCCCGAAGGCCACGGGGGCGCAACAACAGAGCGAGAAGAACCAGCCAAACGGCTATCTGGGCCTTGGAGCAAACGGGAAGGCATCTGCCAGCTACATCGAGCAGACTGTCGGGACTGTCATTTACGTGGCTGCTGGCTCGGCGCCAGACGCAACCTATTTGCCGCTCGATGGTGCCGCCTATCTTCAATCGGCTTACCCGGCATTGTTTGCCAAGCTTGGGACATCGGTTGCTCCGCAGTTCGTTGACAACGGCACGATGGCACTCGGGGGCGGGGCTGGGACGGCAACAAACAGAGGCGCGGACTACAATCGGGCAACCAATATTCTCGGCGTGCTTGATAGCTCTACCGGCACGAAAGTCATGCGCTCTGCCGATGCTGGTTTGAGCTGGACCAACCCCCACTCGTTCGGAAGTGGATACGGTTCGCTGCGCTATATCCCTGGGGCAAACCGTTGGTATTGCGCTTTGAGCTCCACCAACACCAGTGCTGCGTGGGCGACCGACACCTTGGTCATGAATACCATCTCTGTTAACCCCAACTTTCATGGGGCGCTTGGCAGCGGGTTCTTGTTCTGGGATACGGTGTGGGGCGAACTCGCCGCTTATCAAAGCAATACGGTTTACTTTTGCACCAACGTCGGCGGCTTGAGCGGCAGGGCGAATATCAACCTCAGCGAAAGCTTCTCAAAGTTCATCAACGTAGGCGCTTTCGACTTCATGGCATTTTCGAACGGAACCTATGGGGTTCTCGGTATCCGCGCTCATGGCTCGGCAACCGTCACCTACATGGCGAACGATCAGTCTCTGA